GTTTGATGTATTCGTAGGTGGTTCGGGCAAGAAACTGACCGACTTCCAAAAGCAAGCATTGCCCGATTTCGGTGTCAATCTTGCGGATGGGGCCATTGACAACAAGTCCTACGCCGTAGTCAAGAAATGGTTGGAAGGGGTCATCACTTTGGCCAAGCAGAACCTCGCAAATTCGGGGGCCATTGCAAGCGATTCCCTATCGGCAAGCATTGACTTTGAACCCATCACCTTAACCGACACTTCCTTTGTTGTCGCTATTGTCGCCAACGATTACTGGAAGTTTGTGGACCTCGGTGTCAAGGGTGCGGTCAGCAGCAGTCGTGCCCCCAATAGCCCGTTTCAGTACAGGGACAAGCGGCCACCCATCCGACCCATTCAAGAGTGGATTGCGTTCAAAAGCATCCCCCTGGAAGGCCGTGACAAGCAGGCCGCCAACCGTTCCTTCGCCATCAACATCGCCCGCAAAATCAGCAGGGAAGGCTTACGGGCCACCAACTTTATGTCCAATGCCGCCACCAAGGAGATGGTGGATGTCCTAACCGAAAACATCGCCGAAGTCCTCGGCAAATCAATAAGCGTCGCAACCGTCCGATAATTTATGGCCATATCAGTCCTTTCGGGTTCGCCTCAAACGGCAACCCCCGTTTACAACAAGATGCTTTACAAAGTCAGCGGCTCGCTGATTGCCCAACCCAATTACCGCTATGTCTGCGATGTCAAAAACGCAGCAGGCACGACCACGCTGGCACGGCTAAAATGCGACAAACTACCGACCACCAATTACGGGTTCTTTGATGTGCAGAAGGTCGTGGAAACCTTGATGGCTCCAACCGTACCAACGCTTGCCCAGGTCGGATTCGCAGACCATGCGGGGTTTTATTCCGGATACCGGCTGACCTTCATGGAGGAATACGGCAACACGCCTGTAGTGCAGACGGGAACCACAACCAATGTCAGCGGGGTCCTTGCCTTTGCAGGAAACCTGGAGCAGTTGGAGTTGGCCGATTGGAGCGGAGGCACTTACTTCCCACCTGCCCCCTTGACCGCAAATACGGGCAAGTCACTCACGACGACGCAGGACGGCACAAGCGTCAGCAATGCGATTGCGGTGGTTTACGCTGAATCCTACGCCTACCTGTGCTATGGTAAAGGGTCCGCAAACACAACCAACGCCGTAAGGGTCCGATATAGGGATGCGAGTAACACGGTTACAAGGGAGTTTTTTGTACAGGAAGGAGCCGCAAGCGGAAGCAGCATTGTCCGCTTTGGTTCGGGACCGATGAACCTCAACGCCTTGACTTCGGCCCAATGCTCGGACGGATTGGCGGGGTCTGCAAGTTTCCCGATTTTGGAAGGTGCGGGCTACTCCATTGAACCCATTGACACCCTCAACACGGGGCTGCCTTATTACGCCGTGTACTATCGCCTTGGTCCTTGCGAGCGATTCAACTCTATCCCCATCCACTTCGTTAACAAGTACGGCGGGATTGACTCGTACACCTTCACGATGAAGAACAGGAAGCGGGCAAATATTGAGCGGGAGGTGTTCGGGTACAACTCGGATGTGTACGCCACCACCACCTACAACAAGGTATGGGCGGGTTCGTTTGATTATGTCTATGCGCTGAACTCCGATTGGCTGACCGATGCCGAATCCGAATGGCTCATTGAGATGGTGCGAAGCGGGCAGGTGTGGTTGGAACTTGACGGACAACTTGTGGAAGCCGTGGTCAATGCCAACCAGTATCAATTCGTAACCAGACGAAACGACCGCCTCACGCAGTTGCAGTTGGAGGTTGCGGTGGCCTATGACAATTCCATCCTATGAGCGTCACCCTGATAGCCTACCCGCTCAACGATAGCAACACCGAGGTCCCCTATGTGCTCGACACGATGGGCGGCATTGATGTGGCAATGACCTTTTCGGTTGAGGATATTGCAGACATCACCAAGCGGCGAGGGTCATTTTCAAAGACGATAACTCTGCCCAACACTACGGTCAATAGCCAATGTTTTGGGTATGCTTACAACATCCAGTCCTTCGTGGGTGGATTCCAACCGAACAAGCGGATTCGTGCAGCGATGTGGGAGGATGGGGTACAGGTATTTTCGGGGTTGTTGCAACTGCTATCAATGAGCAAAACCAAGGGAACGGTCACCTACGAGGTGGGGTTGTTTACCGAGGATGTGAGCCTGTTCAAGTCCATTGAGGGCAACCTCCTTGCGACAACTGTCGGGGTCAGCGGTATGAACCATGTCCTTACTTCGGCCCATGTTAGCGCAACTTGGACGGCATCGGGAACTTCGGGATATGTGTACGGGATGGTAGATTCCTATGGCTACACCGATGTTTTAACGGAGGGATGGTTTGCAGTACCCTATTGGAAGTTTACACCAAGCGTCTATGTCAAGAGGATGGTGGACTTAATTTTTGCACAGGCAGGGTATCGCTACACCAGCAACTTTTTTGACTCCGATCTGTTCAAGCGTTTGGTCATCCCTTACGCAGCGGGGCAGTTGCAGGTCAATCTTTCGGGGAGCAATGCGTTTGCAGGTAGCACGGGAACGATAAACTGCATCGTTGGCTCAACTCAACAACTGCTTTTTCAAGATGATTACACGGGTAGTTTTTACGATAATGGAGGCTATTGGGTTGCATCGTCCAGCACCTTTGTTGCTCCGTCGGTTCCAACCCGTTGGAATATTGATTTAAGTATTAACATAGGAGCCACAACGGGAGCCACAACGACCTACTCAAATATTCTACTTTACGACCTTATGACATCTGGGACCATTGCGTCCCTTAGTTCGGTAAGGGGTGTTCAAAACCAAACATTACAAGCAAGGCTAAACAATGTGACATTCCCTGCCAATGCGGTAGTTCAAGTTAGAATACAACCCGTGTTCATATTTTCTTCCGCTCAATTTCAAGTCCTTTCGGGTTCCACTTTGCAGTTTACCTGCCTTGAAAACCCTACAAGCATAGACCCCATCAACATGGCTACCGCCTTGCCTTCCGATGTCAAGCAGAGCGATTTGTTGAAGGATTTGCAGAAGATGTTCAACCTTTACTTCATGCCTGACCCCCAAGACCCACGCAACTTAATCGTGGAGCCTTGGAAGGATTTTTATACTTCGGGTGTGGTGGACTGGTCGCAGAAATCGGACGAAAATGCAGAGCAGAACATTACCAACGGCGACCCCAATGCCTACAAAAATATTATTTTTAAATACAAGGATGGCGGGGACTATTTGAGCAAGTTGGACAAATCCAACTTTCCTCTTGCCAAGGAAGGGTACGGCGGTCGCTTGTTTACCACCGACAACTTTTACGGCAAGGGCGACAACTTAGTTGAACTTGGATGCAGTACGGTTATCCCTGCAAACTTCACGACCGACAAAATTGCGGGAAGAACTTGGGACTTGGATGGTTCTGCATTGAGCGGGACTATCAAGACCCTGCAAAATGGATACAGGATAGCGCAGTATTCCTTAGTGACCCCTCCCTATTCTTGGGCCTTTCAATACGGCGTGAGCGGGTCGCAGGCTTTGTTTGATTGGCTTCCCGAAATGCCATTCATCAGCCACATCAATAATCCTTATGACATTACCAACACCAGCACTTTTGACTTGGCTTTTGGGATGCCAAAGCAGTTGTACTATTCAATAAATTTCTCATCAGGGGAGGCATATCCCTACACCAATAACAACCTATTCAATACCTATTGGTGGAATTTTATACGGGAAACGGTTAGCCGTGAATCCATGCAGTTGGAGTTGTCCATGATGCTAAACTCCACCGATATTAACCTGCTTGATTTCCGAAAGCCAATTTATTACGGAGGGGTTCGTTGGAGGTTGCTGGAGATTCGGGACTATGTTGTTGGCTCAATGAAGCCTTGCCGAGTGACTTTGCGTCGAATCTTGAACCTTTCCGAGTTTGTGCCCAAGGAAATTACTTTCTTCCCGTACGACGGACCTGTACCTGCGACGGATGCTGACTATCCCAACGAGGTTCCTCCGCAACCAATTATCAAGGAACTTCCCGCAGTTGCTGGTCCGCAAGGCGAAACGGGTGCAACGGGTGCAACGGGTCCCGTTGGTCCAGCGGGAGAAGGATATACCAAAGGGGATGCGGCTGGAGATATTAAGTATTGGGATGGAACCGACTGGAAAAACCTTGCGATTGGCACCGAAGGTCAAGTGTTAGAGGTTGCATCAGGGATCCCTTCATGGCAAGATAAATAATTCAAAATGGCAGATGTAACCAAAGAAATAGTCCTCGAAGTAGGGCTTAAAGATTCCACCGCCGCTGGCACGACCAGCGCAAAAACCCGCTTGCGGGAATTGCAGAAGACCCTTGCCGATATGGCCCTCGCAGGCCAAGACGGGACCAAAGCGTTCCGTGACATGGAACGGGAAGCAGGGAAACTGAAGGACCAAATCGGCGACACCCAGCAGCGGATTAAGAACCTCGCTTCGGACACCCGAACCATTGACACCTTCGTCGGGGCCATCCAAGGTATCACGGCGGGATTCCAAATCGCCCAGGGTGCAGCGGCACTATTCGGAGCGGAGGAAGAAGAACTGCAGAAGTCCTTGGTCAAAGTCCAAGCGGCCATGGCCCTCGCCAACGGGGTGCAACAGGTGGCCAACCTGCTCAATAAAGATTCCATCCTGATAACCCAAGGCCAAGCAGCGGCCCAAGCCTTGTATGCCGTGGCGGTGGGAACAAGCACGGGAGCGATGAAGGCGTTTCGCATTGCCCTCCTTGCCACGGGTATCGGTGCGGCAGTTGCGGCAATCGGGCTATTGATAGCCAAGTGGGATGACCTCACGGCAGCGGTGCGACGATACTTGAACCTACCCGACCCGAAGCAACGGGCAGCGGAGCAGGCGCAGGCATTGAAGGACCAAGAGGTGCAGTTGGAGAAATACCGCAGCGCATACGAGGCCCACACCGACGGCCTAATCGCTGCTGATGCTAAGCGCAAAGCCGCCCGTGACAAAGCCATTGCAGACCGCATCGCAGAGAACGAACGCCTCGCCATCCTTGCCGCTGCAGAGCTGCAAGCGGAGGCCGATTCGGTGGCCTATGAGAAAGCCTTACTGGACCAGCAGACCGCTGACTTCAACGCCTTTGCCGAAGCCTACTTCGCCGAAAGCGATGCCATCCTTGAACACGACCGCAAGAACGCCGAAGAACGCAAGGCTATTGAGAAAGCCGTTGCGGATTACAAGGAGCAGGTGACTTTTGATTCCGTTGCAGCCATCGGGCAGACGCTCTCCGCATTTGCAGGGGAAAACAAGGGCTTGGCTATTGCGGCCCTGGCGATTGAGAAAGGTGCAGCGATTGCCAATGTGATCGTAAACCTCAACAAAGAAATGGCGGCCAATGCGGTTATGGCAGCGGCCAACCCTGCGAATGTCGTGACGGCAGGAGCGGCAGGTATTGCACAACTCAAAGCGTTCAACACCATGGCCAAGATTCGTGCAGGCTTGCGGATTGCATCTATCACGGCGGCGGGCATTGCAGCAGGGAAGGCCATCACAAGCGGCGGGGAAGGAGGCGGTGTTCCTTCACCTGGTGGGCCGATGCCTTCGGGTGCGGGTGGGGCTGCTGCTCCCCCCATCTTCGCAAACCCCAACACGACCGACCTATCCTCCTTCGGGAACGGCCAAGGCCAAGGGATGCAACCCATGCGGGCCTATGTCGTGGAGCGGGACATCCAGCAGACGACCAGCAGGGTGCGCCGCTTGTCCGAATTTGCAACATTGGGCTAACCGTTACATATCCCACCATGGAACTTCCCGTGTACCGAATGACCGTGGACGAAGTGGACGAAGGCGTGCAATTCGTCGCCCTCGTCGATATGCCTGCTATCGAAAAACCCTTCCAAGCCTTCGCCAAGACCCCGCAAAGATTCGCCGAAACGGGGGAACGCAGGGTGCTGACGGGGCCGCTGATGCTGGCAGACACGCCCATATACCGCAAGGACGATACATACGGGGAGTATTATGTCGTATTCGACAAGGCCACGATCAGGAAGATCGTGCAGAAATACTTCAAGCAAGGAAACCAGCACAATGTGAACGCTTACCACAACGCCGAACTTGATGGCGTGTTCATGTTTGAATCCTACATCACCGACACCGAGCGTGGCATCCTTCCCCCCAAGGGCTACGAGGACACCCCTGATGGGTCTTGGTTCGGGTCATTCAAAGTAGAGAACGACGAAGTGTGGGAGAACCGCCACGCCTTCAAGGGTTTCTCCGTGGAGGGGCTATTCGGCATGAAGAACACAGGCACGGAACTTGAGGTCGCACTTGCGGGCCTCGCAGACGATTTGACCAATTTTTTGCAACAATTACAACCCAACTACAAATCCCAATAACATGAACCTAAAATCAGCCATTGACACCCTGCGGACTGAACTCCGCAAGTTCACAACCCAAAAGCAAGCCTTTGCCGACTACAAGTTGGTGGATGGTACCATTGTCCGTGTGGACGGCGACCTCGTTGCAGGTACCGCCGTGTATGTCATCACCGAAGACGAAACCCTCCCAGCTCCCGATGGTGAGCATCAAGTGGAAGGCGTTGGCACAATCAAAACCGAAGGTGGCAAAATCACCGAAGTCGTTGTAGCCGAAGCCCCAGCACCTGCTGCCGAAGTTGCGGCCCAAGAGGTAGAGATTGAAGTATCCCCCGAAGGCGAAGCACCTGAAGCCCCAGCCGCTCCTGGTGTAGGACTGACCCCCGAAGCCGTTCAAGAAATCGTCGCCAAGCACCTTGCCGCTATCATGGACGAGTTGAAGGCCGCCATGGAAGTGGAGATGGGCAAGATGAAGGAGAAGATGGCCGCATTTGCATCGCAGATGGAAACCATGACCGACATTGTCGAGAAGGTAGCCGAACTTCCATCCGAAGCCCCCAAGCCAACCGCCTCCGCTATCGTGGAGCAACGGAAGGCCGCAGCAACGCAGAACTTCAACGCACTCGCACAAGCAATCCAAAACCTCAAAAAATCCAAATAAACTTTAACCCCTACAAAACAAAGCCATGAGTTACTCATTCGTTTCCCCGCTGACTACTTATACCGAGCAGCAGCGGCTTCCCCTCATCACCAAAGCGGTCTTCGCCGCTCGTTCCGCTGCCTTGTTCACCAAGCAAGTTGGTATCAAGTCGTCCGCTGCCCTCAACTTGATGGACACCGATGCCGCTATTGCAGGCGGTGACACTTGCGGATGGACTTCTTCAGGAACCACAACCTTCACTCAGCGGAATATCACCGTTGGTCGCATGAAGATTCAGGAAGAACTTTGCCCTCGTTCCTTGGAGCAATACTGGATTCAATCCCAGTTGACTGCTGGTTCTAACTACGATAGCGTACCATTCGAGCAAGCATTCAGCGAGCAGAAGGCTCTCCGTATTGCCGAAGCCTTGGAAACCGCTATTTGGCAGGGTAACTCCTACTTCAGCGGTGTCAACCAATTGCTGAACGCTGCATCGGGTTCTACCGTTCTTGCTAACGCTTCCTCTACCACTTGGAACCCAGTATCGGCTTCCGTTGGTATTACCACAACCAATGTCATCAGCATCTTTGACAAGGTGTACAACGACATCCCACAGGCTATCTTGACCAAAACTGACTTGGTAATCTTCTGCGGTTGGAACAACTTTCGCACCTTGATTGGAGCCTTCAAAGCCCAAACTGGTGTCATGTATAACCAAGTTGACCTTCAAGGTATGGCTGATGGCGACATCATCTACCCTGGCACAAATGTCCGTGTCATCGCCGTCCCAGGTTTGACCAACACCAACCGCATCGTCTGCACTTACCTAGGCAATTTATTCGTAGGAAGTGACTTGCTTTCGGACGAAGAGCAGTTTTCCATTTGGCATTCAAGGGACAACGACTCTATCCGTTGGCAGGCAGCTTTCAAGCTAGGAGTGAATTTTGCCTATCCAGACTTGATGGTTGACTTCCGCTTGGCCTAAGTGTAAGGGGGGAGGGAAACTTCCCCCCGTTATTTTGTTCCACCTTAAAATAAAATATACACTATGTCTTGTTCTCTCACTACGGGCTACGCCCTCGGATGCCGTGACGCCGTCGGCGGTATCAAAACTATTTATGTCCAAGCGTTGAACGCTACAGGCTCCGTGAACACGAACGGTAGCGGCTTGGTAACTGGATTCACGCCTACCTCGGTGTCGGGGTCGTTCTTTGAATACGATTTGACCAAGGCCACCTCTTCAATGACGGAAACCTTGAACGCAAGCACCGAGAACGGCACTTTGTTCTACACGCCCGAAGTCACCTTCACCATCAACAAGTTGCAGACCTCCGTACGCAATGAGTTGCGCCTCTTGGCTCGGAACCGCTTGTTAGTCATCGTCCTTGACAACAACGGACGCTATTGGCTGCTTGGTGCTGCGAATGGCTTGGAAGCCTCCGCTGGAACTGCTGGAACGGGTACTGCATTCGGCGACAGGAGTGGCTACGAGATGACGCTGACGGGCATGGAACCCGATGCAATGCTGAACATCGCCGCTGCAACATTTACCGCTTTGACGACCCAAATCAGCGGTTCGTAAAGTATCTTTGACCTGCGGTTCTCATACGCCGCATGGTTTAGTGGTCAGGGGCCATCTCGCAAGGGGTGGCCCTTTTTTTTGTACCTTTGGGCATGAGAATTTGCATCGTTTACAACGCCCACCCGACGGGGTGTTCCTTCTACCGCTTGGAGATGCCAAACGCATACCTTGGCGACAACTACACCGAGTTCGACTATGTGTGTGTCGATAATATCGCCAATGTCAAGGATGAAGACCTAAAGACGGTCGATGTGTGGCTATTTAACCGCTTGTGGTGTCAAGGTACCTTGGAACAAATTCGGAAGGTCTACGAGGCTCTGACGGCCTTTGGGGCGAAGGTGATACTGGACCTCGACGACTACTGGGTGCTGGAGAGCGGCCACATCATGTATCGGCACTACCTGTCCACCAAGTTGGATGAGCAAATCCGAGAGCATATCCGCCTTGCGGACCATGTGACCACCACGACCGAACACTTGGCGCAAAAGATTCGCCTGCTCAACAAGGCCGTGACCATCCTCCCCAACGAACCCTACGAAGCTTACCAGCAATACCTGCCCGACACGAATGCGGAACCCGAACCGCACCTGTTCAAAATCGGCTGGTTCGGAGGGGCGCAGCATCAGGAAGACATCGCCTTGGTGGAGCATTCCTTCGGCCTGCTTGCTCACGACAAATCCCTTGACGGGAGGTATAAGATTTACCTTGGCGGGTGGAACGACGGGAATGCCGTCTATGATGATTACGAGCGGATGCTTTCCTGCCGTGGCCTGAACAAGAACTACGGACGGATCCAAGCGGCTGACATCTATTCCTATGTGGGCGGGTACAACTTCATTAACGCCACCATCGCACCCCTGCGTGATACCAAGTTCAACCGCCTTAAAAGCGAACTGAAAGTGGTGGAAGCAGGCTGGATGGGCAAGGCTATCATCGCCTCGGAAACCATCCCCTACACCGATATAATCGTCCACGGCCACAACGGTCTGCTCATCCCCTACGGCAAGAAGGACGCTTGGTACAAGGCCGTGAGGAAGTTTGTGAACGAACCCGACTACGCTCGCTCCCTTGCCGTGCAGTTGTCCAAGGATGTGCGGGAACGCTTTGACATCAGCAAGACCGCCGAGCGGAGGGCCGAACTCTACCGAGCCATCGGGCGCAAATTGTGAAATTCGGGCGCATCCTACATTTGGGAATAGGATGATATACCTATCCCCCAACACCACCAACACGATTGTCGTCACTTGGACGCAGCGGGCCAGCACAGGCGACCGCTATATCTTGCGTCTGACCAATATCGCCAAGAACCTGACCACCGACTTCACGCTGCTGAAATCGGACAACCTATCGCAATACACCAACCGCTATGACAAATTTTCGCTTGCCGTGGGGTCGCTTGAAACAGGCTCGTATCGTTATGAAGTTTACGATACCTCTTCCACGGTTAGTGCAGCCGTTGCGGTGGTTGAAACGGGCTTGGCGTATGTACAGGTAGTTTCCCTCACATTCAACACCTTCGCCAATTCCATCCAGTACAATGTCTTCGGCGCAAGTGCCGTGAAGATTTTTGATTCCACCTTTGACCAAACATTCCAATGAGCGTACAAACTCGCAGTCAGTTGCAGGCTTCGGCCCTGACCATCACCAACGAAACCGCTGCCGCAGCCAATACCGCCGCCCGTGTGGGTGGACTATTCGATGACCTCGCCGATACCGCAACCCTTGACCGAGAGCGGGGCGTGGCAAGCCTACACATAACTTCGGCGGTATCATTTACCCCTACCCTCAACACGGCGGTTAAAATCACATCAGCAATGACCGCTGGCATTGTCAGCACTTACAACTTTACGCAGAATGCTTCAAGCATCACTTACACGGGGGCGATTTCAGCAGCCGTCAGGGTTGCCGCTCAAGTTGTTTTTTCGGGCCAAAACAACCAAGAATACATCGTCTATGTTGCCAAGAACGGCAGCATTATCAGCCAATCCGCATTCAACCAAACAACGCAGGGAACTCACTCGCACAGTTATATTTCCGAAGCATACCTAAACGCCGCAACCAGCGACGAGTTCACGGTGTATCTCAACGCCGTAGGTAGTGCCGCTGCCATCAGCATCAAGTCCCTCACCTTTACCGTCCACACCCTATGAGTAGTGTAAAACAATCGTTCACCCAATGGCTTGGGATTGAGCATAAAGTCCCCGTGATGCTCGAAAATAAAGCGGGCAAATACATCACCTACGGGGCGTTCAACGAGTACCCCTACTACCTGCTGGATAACTACCGCAGGAGCAGCAAGCACAACGCCATCGTGAACGGCAAGGTGAACTACATCGTGGGCGGTGGATGGCAGCCAGGGGAGAAGATGACCGTGGAGCAGCAGGCCCGCTACGCCAAGTTTTTTGACGGCCTATCCGAACACGACGACTTGAATGACATCACCGAGAAACTCGTCCTGGACCTTGAACTATTCAACGGGTTTGCCGTTGCGGTGACTTGGAACAAGATGGGAACCATTGCAAAAATGGAGCACATCCCCTTTGAAAAAATCCGAGTGGACAAGGACGAGCGGATGTTCCAAGTGGCCGATTGGTATGACGACGCGATGATTCAACTCTACCCCAAAATCGGGGATGTCGAGAAGATTCCCGCCTTTGATGCTGACAACCGAATCGGCAAGCAACTATTCTACTATCGGGTGTATGCGGCGGGTGTCAAGTCCTATCCCCTGCCCGAATACATGGGAGGGCTTGCATATATTGAAGCGGACTGTCAAATAGCCAACTTCCATGTGAACAACCTCAAAAACAATTTTTGGGGCGGGTACTTGATAAACTTTAATAACGGGATTCCTACACCCGAAGAGCAAGGCGACATTGAGCGTCAAATCAAGCGCAAGTTCAGCGGGACCGACAATGCGGGTCGATTTGTTGTGACCTTCAATGATGATGTCAACAAAGCCCCGACGCTTGAACCGCTGACCCCGTCCGACATGGACAAGCAGTTCGAGATTTTGAACAAGACCGTGCAGCAAGAAATCTTCATTTCGCACAGGGTCGTGAACCCCATGCTATTCGGTGTCAAGACCGAAGGCCAACTGGGAGGCAGACAGGAAATGGTGGAGGCGTACGAACTATTCAAGGCTACCTATGTGAACGACCGAGTGAGGAAGGTGGAGCGGATGATTAATTACTTGGCTTCGTTCAATGGTGTAGAAGGAATTGAATTGATACCCATTGAGCCGATTACTGAACGATTATCCGAAGCCGCCCTGCTGCAAATAATGACCCCCGAAGAACTGCGTGAGAAAGCGGGCCTCCCTGCGTTGGAAAAACAACCCGCCGATGTGGTCGGACCCAATCCCCAACCCGACGAGCAACCGCAAACGCCCGTGGTCATGGGCAACGACAACATCAAGAAATTGTCGGGCAGGGAGTACCAAAACCTCATGCGAATCGTCCGCCATTACGCACAGGAAAAAATCACGCTGGAGATGGCCCGCACCATGCTATCCGCTGGATTCGGCTTGACCCCCGAAGAAGTGAACACCCTGCTCGGAGTGCAGGAGCAAGCCTTCAGCGAACCCCAATGGGGCGAGGAGGACAACGAGGACTACGGATGGGGCGAGGAAGAGTTCAAGGTCTTGGAGGTGGTCGCAAGCAAGTTTGGGAGCAGTTCCGACGAGTATGTGGTAATGCACTCCAAGCCCATGCGCTTTGATGCCGACTTAGACGACCAAGTCCGTCAAGCCTTCGCTGAACTTGGGAAGGAGGAAGTTGAACTGGACAAGAAGATTGAAGCCTACCGCAAGAAGAATCGGGAAGCCTCCGTGGAAGAAATGGCCAAGGAGTTCGGGGTCAGCAAGGCCAAGGTCGCAAAGCGTGTGGCCTACCTAATTACAAAAGACCGTTACCCCATCGCAAGGGCCGTGGACCAAATCGCAGAGCAGGGCTTGCCGAAGAACATCAAGGAAGTGGCCGAACCCGTGCTGGAAGTGAGGTACAAGTATTCGTGGGCGGCGGGTTTCAGCAACAAAGACAAGAGGACGAGCCGTGAGTTTTGTAAGGTCATGCTGGACTTGGCTGATCAGGGCAAGGTTTACACAAGGGACGACATCAACGGCATCAGTAACATCATGGGCTATTCCGTATGGAATCGCCGTGGTGGATGGTATCACACGGCCAGCGGAGTGAACCGCCCCCAATGCCGCCATGTATGGGAGCAGCAGTTGGTAATCCGCAAAGGCAATAAAATCACGAAAGCATGAAGGCACTCTTTATCAGCGAACAAACCCTGCTGGACAACTCGGTCATAAACGAGAATGTGTCGTTTACCCAAATTCGGCCCACGATCGTAAAGGTGCAGGAAATGCGGATCCAACCAATAGTCGGATCGGCCCTGTACAACGAAATGGTGGGTCAAGTGGTGAGCGGCACGACCACGGCACTTAACACTACGCTCTTGGAGGACTACATCCAACCCGCCATGGTGCAATGGCTCTACTACGAGTTACCCATGGTGCTTGCGTTCAAGTACATGAACAAAGGAATGGTCCGCAGAACCAGCGAAGAATCCAGCCAAATGAGCATGGACGAAATCACCCGCTTGACCGACAAAGTCAAGAACGATGCCGAGTGGTACTCCGAGCGCATCACCCGCTACCTCATGGAGAACCGCACCGACTATCCGCTCTTCAACTCCCCGCCATCGGCATTGGACACCATTTACCCGAACGGAACCAACTACAACACGGGGATGGCCTTGGATGCAAGAACCCTGCGCCGTGGTGCTGGCTTGGACCGCCCGTGGCCTTACGACCCTTACTGCTCCAACTGCTGAAATCTATGGGCGCACACTCTAAAAATATTCTGAAATTACAGGCTTATGTCATGGATAAAAATCAAGCAAGCACTCCTTGCTCTTGCAAATGCTCACCCGCAAGTAAACTCCTTCGGGACGGGCGACCCGCTTGCAATAGGGACCGACAACACCATCAACCTGCGCACCCCAAGCCGTGAGCGAATCGTCTATCCGCTCGTTTTTGCAGATGTGCAGTCAGCAAGCACGGACTTGGGCAGTTTGGCTCTTACTGTGGGTGTCTATTTTTCTGACCGAGTGGAATCCATTGCCACGATGGGTGGCGTGGTTTCGGGCAGTCCGACGCTGGGCTGGCAAGACAACGAAGACGAGGTTTTGAGCGACCAACTGCAAATCGCACAGGACTTCATATCAGCCCTTACAAACGACCCGACGCAAGAGTGGACCCTTTCTACCAGCGTCAGCCTTACGAGGTTTGTAGAGAGCCGTGACGACCGCACAGCGGGGTGGG